CACAAGTGGCCGTAGTACAAATATCAAAGATTCAAGTTCGTAGAGGACAAAAAAACATAGGTACCGGATTACCACAATTAGCTTCCGGTGAAATTGGTTGGGCAATTGATACAAGAGAATTATTCATCGGTAACGGTGCAGTAAGCGAAGGCGCACCAGCAGTTGGTAATACCAAGGTGCTAACTCAGTATGATGATTTATTCCAATTAGCAGATACCTATACGTACAACGCAGACGATGCATATACTCTTACAGGCCCAGACAGTGCTAACGCTATTAAGCGTACACTACAGGAGCGTTTAGACGACCGTACAAGTGTACGTGCGTTTGGAGCAAAGGGTGATGGTGTAACTAACGATACACTAGCATTACAACGTGCAATTGATCAATTATACTTAAATGGCGCCACTAAAGGTAGTGTTGAAAGCCGTATAGTATTACACATTGAAGCCGGCACATATATTATTAATGATACATTATACATTCCTCCACAAGCTAATATTGTTGGTGCAGGTAGTGATAAATCTATTATAAAAATGACAGCAAACAAGCCTGCAATGATTACTGTAAACTCTACAAGTACACCAGGTACACCTGCATCAGACTCTGCTTCGAGTGCTATTAATATGGCAAGCAACATTGTACTACAAGGTTTAACCATACAAACAACAGCAGTAGGAGCAGCCACAGCAAACGTAATTAGCTCAGACGCTGACCCAGACACTGGACACGGACTTATCTTACAAAGTTGTAAGGATAGTATGTTTGAAGACATTAAGTTCTTAGGAACGTGGGTCAATGGAGCAGTGAACGTAGATGACAACGCAATAGTTTTGAACAGCCTAAGTGGATCAGTTACAAGTGACAACAACAAGTTTGTTAACTGTACATTCCAAGGGTTTGGAACAGCAATTAGATCTAACTGGGACACAGATGATAATACATTCACTGGATGTAGATTTGAAACACTTGGCCAAGGAATTAGGTTTGGTGAAACAATGACTCTTGGTAACGTTGCGTCAGGACAATTCAAAGGACCTAGCTCAAACGTTATTGAAAAGAGTATATTCAATGATGTACACAGAGAAGCTATTAGAATATATAACGGCACAAACAATTCTAGTAAGAATAATAAGTTTACTGAATGTGCTAACAACGGCAACATTGAAACACTGCCGTCATTTGCTGTTATTAGATACGAAAAGGACTCGAACAAGTCCTTTGGTGACTATTTTGCTAGAACATATGCATTGTCAAACGGTAATAACCTACAGACAGTACCTTATCTTCCAGAAATATCCGGAACAGGGTTCTACAAAATGGATTATGAAAACGTACTTGACTTTGGACAAGTAACAAATGTAACGTTGTTTAGATTGCCTGGTATAATTAACCAAGCATATGAATTAGACTATACACTCGTTAGTAACAACTACCGAGTGATTAGAAGTGGAAAGATGCACATTGTTGTTGATGCATACGCTGAAACAGCAGAGATTTCAGATGAATTCCACTTTAATGGTGATGAAACTTATTTGGATAACATCACCTTCGGAATTGACCTAAGAGATGCAGATTCCGACTTGACAAAGGAAACAATTGATGTTAAAGTTATATCAAGTATGCCGAGTGATGACACAACGCAGATGAAATATACAGTAACAGCAAAGAAAACTAATGTCATTTAATGTTCAATAGAAATTACGAAGAAAGATTAGCTCTCTGGTCAACCTTTCGAGACACACTCGAATTATCAGAAGACCCAATTCAAGAAGCAATCGACTTCTATAAGGATGCACCCACAGTAAGTCTAAACGCAGACCCGTTTGATTCGGGCAACTGGCCAACTCCTTGGGAACTATTAGAATGGAATGAGTATTGTAAGTTTACTCGTGTATTAGGTATTGGCTATTCCTTACAGTTAACAGACTGTTTTAGTGAGGCAAATTTTGAGATACATACCTATACACACGACAACGAGGGATATGTATTTTTGTTGTTAGTGGACAATCAAAAAGTAATCGGGTGGGAAGAAGATGTATGGATCTCTAAAGATCAGTTGCCAAAAGAGTTATACTCAAAACAAGTACACCAACTCCCAAAATACCAATAAATAATTAATTAAAACAGAACAAGTAAAATTAGAAATAGGAGCAATAAAATAATGTCAAACGGTATCTTCATTGTAAAGCGAGACGGATCAAAAGAACCAATTAACGTAGATAAAATACACAAGGTAGTGGAGTTTGCTTGTGATGGGCTTGCTGGTGTAAGTAGCAGTCAAATTGAAATGAATGCAAACTTGCAATTTTATGATGGTATGGCAACACACGAGATTCAAGAAGTATTAATTCGCAGTGCAAATGACCTTATTAGTTTAGATGCTCCTAACTATCAATATGCGGCTGCACGATTATTAAGTTACGGTGTTAACAAAGATGTGTTCGGTGAGTACAATGCAATTACATTACAACAAAACATTAATGTAAACATTGAACGTGGCGTGTATGATAAAGAAATTACAACACTGTACACAGAAGATGAAATTGCTACACTAGACCGTTACATTCATCACAAGCGTGATGAGAACTTTACCTACGCAGGCTTGCGTCAGGTAGTAGACAAATACTTGTGTCAGGATAGAAGCTCAGGACAAATTTTTGAAACTCCACAGTTTATGTATATGATGATTGCGGCAACACTATTCGCTAACTATCCAGCAGAAACACGTATGCACTATGTAAGGAGATACTACGATGCGACCTCACTTTTTAAAGTCAATATCCCAACGCCCGTTATGGCAGGCGTCAGGACCCCTGTCAGGCAGTTTGCAAGTTGCGTTCTTGTTGACTCTGACGATACCCTTGATAGCATCTTTGCCAGCGATATGTCTATTGGACGCTATACGGCGCAAAGGGCAGGTATCGGAATCAATGCGGGACGTATCAGAGGCGTCAACGCAAAAATCAGAGGCGGAGAAGTAGCACACACAGGTATTGTCCCGTTCCTAAAGAAGTTTGAAGCAACAGTACGTTGTTGTACACAGAATGGTGTACGTGGCGGCAGTGCAACTACACACTTCCCGTTTTGGCATCAAGAGATTGAAGACATCCTTGTGCTAAAGAACAACAAAGGCACAGAGGACAATCGTGTACGTAAACTAGACTATTCAATTCAGCTTAACAAAACTATGTATGAAAGGCTTTTATCCGGCGGCAACATAACTCTTTTCTCGCCGCACGATGTACCGGGTCTTTACGATGCATACTTTGGTGATGCAGACAAGTTCCAAGAACTATATGAGAAGTACGAACGTGCAACTAGCATAAAGAAACGTTCTATTCCGGCAATGGAGTTGTTTTCTGCGTTGATCAAAGAACGTGCAGAAACAGGACGCATTTATATTATGAATGTTGATCACTGTAACACGCACAGCTCATTCAAAGACACAGTGTATATGAGTAACTTGTGTCAAGAGATTACACTACCAACTAAGCCACTTAATCATATTGATGATGAAGAAGGTGAAATTGCATTGTGTATCCTAAGTGCTATTAATGTAGGCACAATTAAAGGTCTTGAAGACTTAGAAGACTTATGTGAACTAGCAGTAAGAGCATTAGAAGAAATTATTGATTACCAACGCTATCCAATCAAGGCAGCAGAGATTAGTACAAAAGCAAGACGTTCATTAGGCGTAGGCTACATTGGACTAGCACACTTCTTAGCAAAGAACAAAGTAAACTATGCAGACAAAGAAGCGTGGCAACTAGTACACGACTTAACAGAAGCGTTTCAGTATTACTTGTTAAAGGCCAGCAACAAATTAGCGCAGGAGCGTGGCGCTTGTGATTACTTTGACCGCACTAAATACAGTGATGGCATTCTACCTATTGATACTTACAAGGCAGATGTTGATACTATTGTGGAGAACAAGTTAAACTATGATTGGGACAGTTTACGGAGCGATATTAAGGAACACGGGCTTAGGCACAGCACATTGTCCGCACAAATGCCTTCGGAGAGCAGTTCCGTTGTGTCGAACGCAACAAACGGAATTGAGCCACCTAGAGGTTACTTGTCCATTAAGAAGTCCAAAAAAGGGCCTCTTAAGCAGATTGTTCCACAGTATCAGTCATTAAAACAGCATTATAGTTTGTTATGGGATATGCCTAGCAATGAAGGCTATATCAATATCGTAGCAGTAATGCAAAAGTTCTTTGATCAAGCGATCAGTGGCAACTGGAGTTACAATCCTACAAACTTTGAGAACAATGAAGTTCCAATGAGTGTTATGATTGGTGACTTGTTAAACACTTATAAGTTTGGTTGGAAGACTTCATACTATCAGAACACTTATGATTATAAGACTGATCCAAGTGAGCTAGAGGATGAAAAAGAACAACCGTTAGAGCGAGGCGAGTTCAACGGAAGTGATGAAGAATATGATGATTATTGCGAAGCGTGTGCAATTTAAGCATTGACAAGAGGGCGTTTATAGTGTACTATAAACACACAGATACATAGAGGAAGTATAATGGCAAAGACCGTATTTAATAAAGAAAAGGTTGATTTCACAAAGCAGGATATGTTTTTTGGAGAAGACCAAAACACACAACGTTATGACGTATTTAAGTTTCCAGTGTTTGATAAACTAAATCAAACAATGCTAGGTTACTTTTGGCGTCCTGAAGAAGTGAGTTTACAAAAAGACAGAGCGGATTTTGCTAACTTCCGTCCAGAACAAAAGCATATTTTTACAAGCAATTTAAAATATCAAACACTACTTGACAGTGTCCAAGGACGTGGTCCGTGTCTAGCATTTTTGCCACACGTTTCACTTCCTGAACTAGAAGGCTGTATTGTTACTTGGGACTTCTTTGAAACAATCCACTCACGTAGCTACACACATATTATGAAGAACGTGTATGCTGACCCGTCAGAAGTATTTGATACTATTTTAGATGACGAGAAGATTATTGCTCGTGCAACTAGTGTAACCAAACACTACGATGCATTTACAGAAGCCGCTGATGCTTATACGCATCGTGGTGAAGGTAGCTTGTATGACGTTAAGAAAAAACTATACCTTGCAATGATGACTGTAAACATTCTAGAAGGACTACGTTTCTACGTAAGTTTTGCTTGTACGTTTGGCTTTGGCGAACTAAAACTAATGGAAGGCTCTGCAAAGATTATTTCATTAATTGCTCGTGACGAAGCACAGCATCTAGCACTAAGCACACACGTACTGAAGTTGTGGGCACAAGGCAAAGATGATCCAGAGATGGCTAAAGTTGCTAAAGAGTGCAAAGAAGATGTATACGCACTATGGCGCGAATGTGTTGCAGAAGAAAAAGATTGGGCAGAATACTTGTTCAAAGACGGATCAATGATTGGTCTAAACACAACGCTGTTGAATCAATATGTAGAATACATTGCTAACCGCAGACTAAAAGCACTTGGCTTTGATGCTATCTTTGATCAACCAGTAAACACTAACCCGCTACCGTGGACACAACATTGGCTATCTAGCTCAGGCTTGCAAGTTGCACCGCAAGAGACAGAAGTCGAAAGTTATATCGTCGGTGGCATTAAACAGGATGTCAGCAGTGACAGCCTAAAAGGATTCAGTCTATGATTGAAATATTTGGAAAGCCACAGTGTCCTTTTTGCGATAGAGCAAAAGCACTTTGTGAGCAAAGAGAACTAAAATACACATACAAACAACTTGGTACAGACTTTACCCGTGAGGACGTACTAGAGTTGTTCCCCAATGCACGAACTTTTCCACAAATTAAAGTAAACGGTACAAGCATTGGCGGATACGACAAACTAGGTACGTACCTAGAAGAAACTAACTATAACGGAACAGGATTTACATTATAATGTTATTAGAAGTACCATACAAAGTAGGCGATACTATTTCTTTAAAATTAAGCTCAGGAGAAGAAATTCTTGGACGCTTAGATTCAGAAACAGATCAAAATATTACATTGCATAAACCAATGGTTCTTATTGCACAAGAGAAAGGACTAGGACTTGCTCCTTTTATGTTCTCAGTAGCACCAACAGGTAAATTTGTAATGAAGGCAGCATCAGTTCTTTGTGTAGCTAAAACAGAAGATGATATTGGCAAACAATACACAACTCAAACTACAGGAATTGCATTATAACTTATGTGGGAATATTGGTGTAAGGCCATCGGCGAAAAGGCGTATAACGAAGACGACAAAGCTGACAAGGTAGCAATAGTACGCACCGCTTGGGTGCTACTGCACATTGCAACTTGTCTAGCTATTATTACAAATGCAATAGCAAACCACGGTTGGGGACTAATAGGACTATGAATGTAGGAGAAGGCGATAAAGCAGTTATTGTGTTTAGTGTCAATCCTGGCAACGTAGGACGCATAGTTGATGTATCAGAATACATTGGCAAGTTTAAAGAAGGTGAAGCATTTGATGCTTACGGAATGACTTGCACCTGTTTAGTTACCGATCACTTTTGGTGGATCAAAGCAGAAGACATAAACATACAACTAGGGCCTAGTCCACAAGCATATATTGCTGATAGTTGGTTACGCAAGATTATTCCTCCCAAAGAAGAAATTGCTGACAATGCCGAAAAAGAACTTGACATCTTTGCTTAAAGACTGTATACTTATTATACAGTAACAAGTAGAGAGCAACTAATCAATGTACAAAGTAACGGCTTGGTTCAAAGACCGTAAAGTATCACAAGAGTTTCACGACGTGAACGATGCAATAGAATATCGTGATGACGTTGATGCTCACTATCCTACAAAGGTAATATTTAGAAAGGTAATATCAATGAGAGAATGGGTATATAATTGTTGGAATGTAGTAATGGATCACGAAAGCAATCCATTGAGTAGTATTCCAGACTTCAGCACACGACATATGATTATGCAGGTACTTGCGTGGATGTGGTGTATTGTGTTTGCTATCATCGTAGGTAGTATGTGGGCAGGAATTTTTAGTATGGTATTACACGCACTATTACTTGCCGCTATCGCAATCACAGTAGCAACATTTGAAACAGCAAAGCGCAATCCAAAAATGTTTGTACGTGATAATGTAATTAACTCTCGAGGCATTGGAGGCGAACACGAATG